AGCCATCCTGGCCCGGCCCGGTGAAGCGATGAGTGCGAAGATAGCTCTCGAATGGGAGGCCCAAATGCGCGACCTCGGCGGCATATGGCAGCGTTACCGAACCGCCCGAAACCACCAGGTCAGTAGCAACGGACCCGTCGAGCAGCCCGACTAGCGTTTCGCCTTCCAGATGATCGAGGCCGGAAATCACGGTTGCAGCAGCGCCGCGATAGGTCAGCCCGCAATCCACAAAGAAGCCATCGGTGCCCGTGGGCCGGTCGTCCACTTCCACAACATCGGAGTGGTAAAGGAACGGGCGTTCCAGCACTTCGATATAGCGCCTCGTCTGCCCGTCCACCGTTCGGGAAATGACCATGTACAGATCGTCAAACCCGGCTTCCTGCGAGGGGATCACGGCCCCACTCTGAACCGAGCCGCCGAAGTCAAAGACCGCAAAGCCAATGGCCCGTTGCTCACGATCATAGAGGATCGAAACAACCGTGCCGTCCTCGGTGCCAGCGAAAATGGTGGGCTCGGGGTTTTCCGAGAAGGCCCACCAGACAATGCCGCTTTCCAGCGTGTGTTCACCGATGATCGAGGCTTCCGGTGCCACGTAGCGGTTTTGATCCCCCAGCACGAGCTCACGGATTTTCTTGGCGCCCGCCGCCACATAGAGAAGTGTCCCGCCGATCGACAGGGGCTGGATCGGCGCTGCCCCGGAGCTTGGACCCTTCCGCTGCGTCAGGTTGGTTGCGGAAAATGCCTGCGTAGTGTCGGCTGGAGCGAGCGAGCGTAACTGTTTGGCCGAGCCAACAACCAAGTCCTCATCAGCGGCGAGCCAGACCAGTTCATTCATGTTGGACGTGAGGAACGTCAGGGAATAACCGTCAGTGGGCAGCAACGGGTTGCTGCGTCCGAAATCTTCGAACGCGCCCTGCTTTGAGCCCCAGATGGTCACGGGCTGGGCGTCGGTGCGCCCGTAGTTCAAACGCTCGTCGTAGAGCTCCACCAGGGACGGGAAGCCACTAGACACGGAGAACGCGCCCATTGCCCAGGAGCGAATTGGCGAAAGGTCGGGCATGGCCTGCCCATGAAGCCGAACGGTGACTTCCGTTGTGGACGTGTAGCCTACGATTTCCGCCCATCTGTAGAGCCCGTCGATGCCGAGAAGCCTGACGGGGCGGCCAACGTCAGACGCGACAAAGCCAGTCCCGCCATTGATGCCCGCGACCGACGACGCGGTGAGGGTGATTGGCGTTTGATCAGAAGCTGCCCAATGCAAGACCCACTGCGCCAGTGAGGTATCCGCGCCATCCGCGCCACCACCGCCCACGAAGTTCAGGCGATAATAGCGATAGGCGGCATTGTTATCCGTTTCGAAATACCGGATGCCCTGCGGCCCGAAGCCTTCCTCCCCTGACGTGCGATCCAGCACTGTCCAATTGGTGTCGTCGTTGCTGGCCTCAAATCCCCAGCCAGTAGGATGATTGTCCTCGTAGTCCTCGTCCGATTGGACCCAATAGGCATCCACCACCCGCGCCACGCCAAGGTCTATCTTTGCAAAACCCGAGCTGCCAGTTGCCAGCACAACCGATGAGGCATCGTTGCCGTCAAAGAGCAGATAGCTATTCGCGCCGCCATCGGTCGAACTGGCCACCAGCGGCGCAGGCGTGGTGTTGTTTGTCATAGGCGCCGAAGCTGAGCCTGTTGCGCCCAGGGTCAGGGTTGTGGTCGTGGTGTTGAGCGGCAGATAGGGGCCGTCCTCGAATTCGGGCACCCCAATGGTCCAGTTGGTATCGCCCAGGCGCGAGAGCTTCTGCGGCCATTCGTCCTGTTGGGCGAAGTAGGCCACATCGTTGAACTGGGTATAGCTGAGCTCGTCCAGTGCCACCGCCGGCCAGGGGTGGCTCACCGTATAGGGCGCGCCGACATAGCCGCGATCGGCCAGGAATTGGATATCACCGCCACCATTCACGTCCAGCACGTAGGACTGCTCGTTGGAAAACGAGAACGGGAACAGGCGGCTAAAGAACGCTTCATCCGCCACGGGCGCCACAAACCGCGTACCAGACCGCCTGCGGACCCCGCCATGGATCATGACAGCAAAGTTCCGGCATGACTCGCAGGACTGCTTGAAGAAATCAGCATCAACCCGGCCATAGGCCAGGGGCGTGATCTCTCCTTTGCCGAACGTGGCCTGGACGGTGTAAGCGGCGCTCATGCGTCAGTACCTTGCATCGATCCAGTCGTTATCGGCCGCCCGCGGCTGGTCGCCCTCAATGGCGTCCGCCAACCAGGCGTCATTCATGGCCTGCTCGTAGATGCCCTGCGCAACCTGCTGGTAGCCGGTCTTGCCGGTGAGCCAGTGCGCCATCTTGAAGGCAAGACGCGCCGACAGGGCTTCGATGAACAGCGGGGAATAGGCGTTGTAGTTCTCGATGCGGGCCACGTAGCGGATGGGCAGCGGGCCGCTGGAATTGGTGAAGATCGCCCCGCCCTCGATGATGTGGCGAACGGGGTTGCTCTCGTCATAGCCCTCATAGGTCAGCGCTATGACCCGGAGGCAGTCGGTGGGGAGCGTATAGGCATAGTCCCAGCCGAAGGCAGGACCAGTTGCTTCAGCCGCAATGCTGGCGCGCTTGGTGGCAAAGTTCCAGTTGGCGAGAGACAGGCAGGCATCCCGCGTAACCGGGAAGTTGCGGCGGCACCAGTTGGCAACCGGACGATCGTCGTTGATCGAACTGATGGAGGCCTCCTTGAGGATATCCAGCGCGAGGTTGCAGATGCCTGTCTCGTCCATGGCTTAGCGCACCAGCGGGCGGAGGTTCTTCTGCAGCCGGCGCGGGGTGCGCAGGCGGGCGATACCGCGCAGTTCCGTCTCAGCAGCCTTGTTGGCCGCTTCGGTCGCCTTGTTGCGCAGCTCGGCATGCTGCCGGTCGATGGCGCGGGACTGCATGTTGAGCTGGTGCAGGGTGGGCTCGGTGACCTTGGGCGGCTTGGCAACGGGATCGATCGGCGCCGTCACAACCACCTCGGTATGGGGCGTCACGACGCGCGCTGCAGCAACCACTTCGGCAGGGGCCACATCGGATGCCGGGGTCTTGGCCGCTTCGATCCACTGGCGAACACGGTCGGCAGTGACCTGGCGACTTTCGAGCAGGCCGGCAATGTCGTCGGGGTCGGTGCGGGCTGCAAGGTCTGCCACGGTATGAATGCCCAAATCCTTGAGCTTGGCTTCCATGCCGGGGCCAATGCCCTCGATGGTCTTGAGGTCGGATTTGTCGAGATCAGCCATGATGGCCTCCTATGAAATGAGGAGGGGCGAGCCGAAGCCCGCCCCTTGATGTCAGCGCTCGACCAGGGCGCGGATGTAGTCGACGGACAGGATTTTCGCCACGGCCTCGCCATTCTGGATGCCGAAGGAAATCGCCAGTTCCTCATCGTCGGGAACATTGGTCAGGGCGCAATCGCCAACGGCTACATCATTGACGTAGATCGCCATTTCGGAGCCGTCATAGTAGAACGCGACCTTGACATAGGTGTCGTTGGTCAGGGTGGCGACGGCAGTCTTGGTGGTTGCCGACGAGTCCTTGATGACCACGAAGTCGAGGAAGGCGTCACCGTCGTCCTTGCGGAAGTAGATGCCGTCCGTCACCGCCAGCGGCGTGGTGTCCGTGATCTGCAGCCCAGCCACGAAGTCGCTCTGCGTCACGTCGCTGATCTTGAAGCGCATGGCGAAGTAGAGCTTCTTGCCCGAGACGAACTTGAACACTTCCTTGGTGGACTGGAAGAAATCGCTATCGTCGTCGGCTGCGTCGTTGGTCACCACAAGAACGCCACCGGCAAGGTTGCCGATAGCCTCGGTTGCCGAGCCGGCGCCGGCCTCAACGGTGGTCAGCGTCCAGTCGTTGGTGTCGTAGTCGGTCGGCTTGGTGAAGTCGTTGAAGTACTCGTAATAGTCCTCGGGGTTGGCGGTCTTGCCATCGAGGAAAATGCGACGGGTCGTCATGATCCGTTCCTTTCGTGAGGGCGCAAAAAAGCCGCCCTATAGGCGGCTCGTGCGATTTGCATCTGGTTGACTCTTGGCTATGGCGACCAGTACGGGCCGAAAAACTCGCGCCCCGCCTTTTCATAGGCCGCAGAAGCCTCTTGTTGTGTCGGGAAATACCGATTGAGCCGTATGACCCCTTGGCAGCTCAAGCGAGCCAACCATGGCGACTTCCTTTTCGGATAGAAGTACACGCCCTTTACTCGCGACCGGCTGTTCGCTTGAAAGGTTCGGTTTGCTGCATTTCGAGACTCGTCGGCTGGGCGCAAGTTGCCCCATCGGTTGTCTCTCGTATCCCGGTTGTGATGGTCCACCAGTGATGGAGGCTGCTCCCCGGTCATAATGACCCAAGCCAGCCTATGGCCCTGATAGAGCACGCCGTCGATGCTGATACGCACATCACGGCGCCCGGTCGCGTTGCCGGCCTCCGCGCCAACAACAACCTTGTCAGCAATCTTCTCTAGCCAAAAGAAGCGCCCTGTCTCCGGTTCGTACCGCAGCACTTGACGCACACGTTCAATTGGAATTTCCCGACACTTCGCCACTGACTAGCCCTCGTCGTGTGTAACTAAAGTTTACACCGTCGCGAGGGATATACAATGACTATTCGCCGGGCATTAGCCGTTCGTCAACAGGAAGGCAATTGGGATTTGCTTCCGTTCCGTATACACCCTATCCCAATTCGCGGCCAGGGCCAGTTCGGCATTGGTCGGGAACTCGCCGCCAACCGAAGTGTCAGTCCACTTGATCCCGTAGGGATGCATGATGAACTGGCGGCGGCTGAACAGCACATCGACGCCGACGCCGTTGCCCTGTTCGGGCTTGCGGTCGACTTCGATCATGGGCGAAGTGGAAAGCGGCGCCTCATTGAACGCGATCGCGCCAGCCCCCAGCAGATAGGTGACGTATTCGGTGTCACCGGAATTGCTGCCCACGATGGTCTTGGCCGTGTCCGTCACGACGACGCGATAGCCCAGATAGGTCGGGAAGCGGATGCGCCCTTCGCTGTCGGGGATGAAGTCGATCAGGTTCTGCTTCTGCAGCCGGGTGTAGACCACCGAGTGCATGACGATCGCCTTGAGGTCTTCGGCCGCGTCACCCATCGTCTGCTTGGCATCGAGGATGGCTTCGGCAGACACGAGCTCGGCCGCAATGACGGTGCCGTCATCACCACCGATATCGTTGACCATGTCGCCGGAGTCGTTGGCGACGTTGTCGAGGCGAACGCCCTCCAGCGTGGCAACCAGGATCGAGTTGAACTGGCGCAGCCAGTAGTTGCCGACACGGCGGGCAATAGCCTGCATCGGGTCAGCGCCGGCCAGTTCGGCGGAGAGGCGAGCCGAAGACCATGCCTGGGTCCGGACCTGGCGAACGCCAACGTCCTGGCCGGTGGTGATCTTCTTGGGGATGATCACCGAGTTCGGATCGTCATCGCCAGGTTCGGATTCATCGTTGCCCAGGTCTTTCCAGAACGGGACGTTGATGGTGCGGCCGCCGCCGGAGAGGAAGGTGGAAAGCTGGGGGTCGGAGCGGAGAACGCCGCTCTCGAACAGGGCCCAATTTTCCTTGGTGTAGGTGTCCATGTAGGGCATGAACACGGCAGGCTGAATGATATCGCCCAAACGGGTGACCATGAGAAAGCTCCTTGAGATTGAGGGAGCGCGCTAGAGGCCGTAGGTCTCGGGCTTGAGGCCCGCAGCACGGATCATTGCGCGCGCTTTGTTCGGGTCGGAGCTAATGAGCTGGCCTTGCTTGGTCAGGTTTTCGGTCGCTTTGGAGAACGGGTTGTCGAGCGCTGCACCGTCGCCGGATGCGTAGCTGTCCTCGCTGAACATGTCCTTGCCGACGCGGGCCAGGGCCTTTGCCAGCTTGCCGTTGAGGACAGCCCCATCGGCAGAGAGCATGCCGCCTTCCTTGAGGGCGTCGGTGATGCCGAGTTGACGAACCGCACGGCTCATCAATTCCACACCCTTCTTGTACCCATCCGTGTCAGGCTGGCCGAATTCCTGAACGATTTCGCTATGGGCAGTGTCGGCTTTCTTGGCGAGGTCTTGTTTCATCGCTTCGAAGGTGCCGGCATGCTTGCCAACCCAGCTATCGTGCAACTTCTGCGCCTGAGACGGGGTGAGCCCGGCTTCATGCGCCCAGTTGCGGAATTCGACGCTCAGCGTCTCGTCGTACGGGAAGTCCTCGGGCAGCGTTTCCCGCGCAACCTTGAGCTCGTAGCCTTCGGGTTTCTCGGGGCGGCCCAACTTGCCGTAAAACTTGTTCCAGTCCTCCGCCGTGGCGTCTTTACCTGGCGGAACAAGGGCCTTGCTTGCATGGGTTTCGAGCTCGCGATGCGATTTGAACGCATCATCGAGTGATCCCCATTTCTTAGCTTCGACTAGGGTGCGGTTCTCTGGAGACAGGCCAGCCACCAAGTCGGTAAAGGCGGGGAGCGACCCATTGCCCGCGCCAGTGTCCAAAGTTGTGCGGTTGTCGTCGGTCGTCGTGGTTGTCGTAGTGACAGCCGCGCCGCCCTCTGGCCCATTCACGCCATCGGCTTCAGTCATCAATGTATCCTTGAAGGATGAGCCCCGAAGGGCGGTTATGAGCCTTCCGGCTCGTGTGCCGCGGCTTCGAGCCGGGCTGCTTCTACAAGCCCCTCTAACTCTGTCTCGGACAGGGTGAGGCGCGAGAGAATGTGGAGGAAGGCCGAACGCCGGCCGTTCACATAGTTTGCTTCCTCGACCGGGAGCCCGCGGGCCTCGGCCTGGAAGAAATTGAGATGCGTGGCGAGGTCCGCCAGAACCATTTCGCGCGCTTCACCGGGCTTGCCCAGGCAGTCGCGATAGGCGTTGATCAGTTCAAGCTCTGCCGTTGCGGGCTTCCCGGCGGCAACGAGGAGCGCCTTGGTGCGCCAGCTCATGCGGCAACACCCCTGCGCATGTCAGCAATTGCCCGGATGGCCGGCGTAGCCTTGCCAGCGGCCCCGGCAAGCTGCTCCGTGGCCATGAGCGCCGCCTGTTGCTCCATCTGCTGGGCCTTGCCCTCACGGATGGCCGCAACCTCGTCGTCGGTCTTGAGCATTTTGC